GACAGGGAACGCTTTTAAACTAGCGCTTTACGATAGTGAAGCAACTTTAAGTAAATCAACAACTGTTTTTCAACAAACCGATGAAGTAGCGGCTTCAGGAACTTATTCTGAAGGCGGAGGAGCATTAACATCAGTTACACCTGTATTATCTGGTGATACTGCTGTGTGTGATTTTTCACCAGACCTATCATTTACAAGTGCAACAATTTCTGCACAAGCTGCTGTAATTTACAATAGCTCAACTGTATCAGGTTTAACAACTAATGCATCTGTCTGTGTTTTAGATTTTGGTGGTGTTAAAACTTCTACTGCGGGAACGTTTACAATTACATTCCCTGCTGCTGAAGCGACTGCTGCAATTTTAAGAATCGCATAAGGAGATAATTTATGGCCTCTGTCCAAGGATGGGGCCGACAAACTTGGGGCAGTGGTACATGGGGACAATATGCTCCTGTCGAAGCAACGGGTGTCAGCCTCACTTCAACAATTGCTACCCCAACTATTACGGGTACATGTAACGTAACGCTTACGGGTCTTAGTACCACGTCCACTATAGGTACGGCCGTTGCTACGGGAGGTCAAAATTTAACAGCTTCAGGACAACAACTTCAATCAAATACTAATACACCAACTTCCGTTTCCGGCGATTGTAATGTTACAGCAACAGGTGTTGGACTTACATCAGCTATTGGAGACGGATCAACCCTTGTAACTACGGGGGCTCAAAGTGGTTGGGGAAGAGCCTTTAATGGTGATACTGGCGAAGTCATTGGTTGGGGAGATAATTTATGGGGCACGCTTGCGACATCATATGCTCTAACAGGTGTAAGTGCTACTTCCACTACAGGAGACATGACATTTCAAGGAGATGTTGCCCCAACAATAACAAGTGCAGGAATGACTTCTACCGTTGGAGACGTTCTCACTTCTATATTTGTAACTGGTGTAAGTGCAACAAGTTCAATTGGAACTTTTTCTGTAACGGCTGATGCAACAATAACGGTTGTAGCGGCTAGTGAACCAGAATTAGATGCAAGTACGGGGGATGTAGTAGTATCGATTAGTCCAACAGTAGAACCTGCGGGAACTTTATTAACAGGATCTTTAGGATCATTTACTATTACAGGTGATTGTAACGTTACAGCTACGGGCGTTAGTGCCACTTCCGCTATTGGAGCGCCAACTATTTCAGGATCAGCTATTGTAACAGCAACAGGTGTTCCTCTTACAGTTTTCGAAGGTGATGTAACTCCGACAGCAGGATCTATTGTTACTGCTACAGGAGTAAGTGCAACATCAGCGGTAGGAGATGCAACACAATCATCTTCCTATGCTTTTACAGGAGTAAGTGCAACAGCCTCTCCTGGTAATCCAAGTATTGAGGCAAGCTCTACCTTGACTTTAACGGGGGTACAAGGTACAGTCTCTACTGGAGATCTTGACATTACTGGTTGGAATGTTGTTGATGATTCCAACAGTTCTATTAGTTGGGTAGAAGTAACTAAGGCTGCATAAAAAGTTTTGACAAACTTAGTAATAATCAATAAAACTTAATTAGGAGATTTAATGGTAACTTATTCAACTGGTCTTAGAACGGAACTACAAGTAACAGGAGAAAATTCTGGTACTTGGGGCACTATTACAAATAATAATTTTTCACAAGTTTTTGAATTCGCTATCGCCGGGGTATATGCAGTGCCTGCTCTTACAACAGGAACAGGAATAACATTAACTAATGGTGATGGTCCACAAACCGCAGCTAATAACCAGGCTCGACAAAATCAATTAATTTTTTCAGGGACTGTTTCTGCAACTCAGACAATTCAATTTCCCGCTACACAAAAAACTTATGGAATTTACAATAATATTAGTGGTGGTGCGGCTATAACAGCACGATTAGGAGCCACAGGCAATACTATGAGTATTGTAAATGGTAAGTACCGTTTAGTTGCCACAGATGGCACTAATTGGTACGATATTTTTTCTTTAGCTGGATTAGGTGAAACATGGGTGGAAAAAGCAGTTGGGGATTCCCCTTACACCGCTTCAGACGGCGATAATATTATTTGTGATTGCTCAAGCGGAGCAATTACTATAACTTTACCTGCCTCTCCTACAATTGGAATGCAAGTAAAAATTATTGATGGTGATGGAAATGCAGGAACCAATAATATTACCGTTGATGGTGGTGCTGAAAAAGTTCAAGGAGATGCAGCCGATATGACAATTTCTACTAACAGTGCAGGTGTTTCTTTGGTATACTACGATTCAGGCAATGGTTGGAGGCTAAAGTATAATGACTAATTTACAAGATTTTACAAATAGAAGTGAAGTAGGTACTATTAAACCTTGGGGTAAATCTACAGCGCCTAGCGGATATTTATTATGCGACGGAACGGCTGTATCAAGAACAACTTATGCAGAACTTTATGTGGTTCTTGGTGATACATATGGAGCGGGCAATGGATCAACAACTTTTAATGTTCCACAGTTACAAGGTAAAACACCGCAAGGGTATGATGGAAATACTTATAACTTAGCGGCAACAGGTGGTGCAAATACAGTGACGGTAGCCGTTACTAATAACCAAGCTGTTAATAGCGCAGTTAATAGCACTATAGCAAATAACCAAACTGTTACTGTAACAGGAGCTATTTCTAATACATCCTTAACAGAAGCACAATTGGCTTCTCACAAACATAATCTGTGTACGCAAGCAGGTGCAGGAGCTAGTGGATCGGGTAACCAAGAAGGGTGTTCTGGTTTTTGTCCAGGCCCAACTCCTAATTTAAGAGCACAAGCTTCACCATTTACTATAACCGCTAGAGATTTAGGTTTTAGAGTTAATATTCTTGATGTGGGTTCAGGAACAGGACATACACATGCACATACTTTAGCGGGAACTTTAGGGGGAACCGTAGCTTTAACAAATGCAATAACAAATGCATTAACCGGAACTGTAACAGCCGCAGGAACAAATTCATTTTCACCTTATGTGGTGGTTAACTATATTATAAAACATTAGGAGATATTGATGGCAACACAAATTGTAATAGCGAACGGAGAATCAATACACATAGATGGTACTTTTCATATTGAGTGGGCTGATAAAGGTAATGCGATGCCTTCTCTTCCTGATACTATTCATTATGTTGTTTGGAACAATCACGCAGGACAAAATGAAGTTCAACATAAAGATGCTTCTACAAATAATATGACAGGTAACACAGATCTAAATGCAACTTCAGATGTGGTTGGCTCTACTACTATTAGTGATTTATTAACATGGGCGGAAACAAGAAAAGCAGAAATTATTGCTGCAAAAAATGAACACATGGCTGCAAGAGGGACTGCTTCTGATGCATGGGTAGATGCAGGAAATGAAAGAGATACTTTTGAATGGACAAAAACTTGGGATGAGTACGATCCAAATTATAGTTAATTATCTAACCACACTAGTGAATCCACGTAATAATTGAATGACGATCCCCTTTTGTTACAGGGGTAATGGCGTGAGGAAAACAAAAATTACTGGGAAAAACAACAGCAGATCCTTTTTTCTTTTTGACAAGATGTTTTCCTTTAAAAAAAGAAAAGTCTCCCCCTTTATAATTATCATTTAAAATTAAAGAAAAACTTAAAACACGAGGAAAAAGATCACAATGATCGGTGTGTTCTTTATATTCTCCTGTATCAGAGCCTTTATAGAGTAGATGCTCATATCCTGTATCTTCGGTGTTTAATCCTGTATGAAAATGTTTAAATTCTTTTTTATATTGAATAATTATTTGACCAATTACATTAAAAATATCTTTATCAAATTTATCATCTAGTTGTTTACTGAAACATTTCCTCTCATCAGACAATTCATTATCTCCCACACGAGCGGGTTGAAAATCAAGAACATCTTGAGTTATAATTTTATCACATAAATCGTCGCTTAGAATATTAGAGTAGCATTTAATAAAATTAGAAAGGTGCATCATTTTATTTAAAATTTTTTTTATGCCAAAACATTTTTTTATATTTATCTACCCATTCACTTGTCAACCGAATTGTTGTCTTTCTATGTAATTTTTCGAAAAAAAATCCTGTCCAAGATTTCCATGATTCACGTTTAAAAGGAATGACCTGAACCATCGCCTCTCCTTTTTTTATTAAAAATTGTTT